TAGCAAGATATAGGGCTATAGGAATACCGCCTGAAAAGATAGAGGAACTGCTGTGTTTAGAAGATGCTCCACTGCCGCTTATATGAAAAAAGCGCTTAGGCGTAAACACCTAAGCGACAGGACAAATTAACCACTAATAATATAACACAAAATAGGAGGAAGAACAAGTGAAGGAGGACAAATTAATCATCACTGTGGAAGGAGACCCTCAAAATGGCGCAAACGGCGCTAATTACAGGATAAGGGTATCCGGCAAATACTACAAGGCGGTAAAGCGAATAGCCGACAAATGCGGCATGAGCTACCGTGAAGTGGCGGACTGCTTGATAAGTTTCGCCATTGACAGGCTTGTAATAAAACCTGTGGCGGTATACAAGCCTACATTTAAGGACAAGGGCATAGATGTACTTGTGAACGCATACAACGAGGAGGCGGACTATGAAGATTAACAAGCTTGAGATAGAGAATGTAAAGCGGGTTAGAGCTTTACAGCTTGAGCCAAGCGAAAGTGGGCTTACAGTGATAGGCGGACGCAACGGGCAAGGCAAGACAAGCGTGCTTGACGCTATTGCTTGGGCGCTGGGTGGCGAAAGTTACAGACCTGACAGCCCACAGAGGGATGGAAGCGTAATACCGCCTATGCTGAAGGTGGAGCTTTCAAACGGCATTATAGTTGAGCGCAAGGGGAAGAACAGCGCGCTTACCGTAACAGACCCCAAGGGTGAAAAAGCCGGACAAAGGCTGCTTGACAGCTTTGTAGAGAAATTGGCGCTTGATTTGCCTAAGTTTATGCAAGCAAGCAATAAAGAAAAGGCAAGCACGCTGCTTAAAATAATAGGCGTAGAAGATGAGCTTAATAGCCTGCGCAGCAAAGAGCAGGAGCTATACAACCAGCGCCACGCAATAGGGCGTATAGCGGACCAGAAGGCTAAATACGCAAAGGAACAGCCCTTTTATAAGGACGCTCCTAAAGAGCCTGTAAGCGCTAGTGAGCTTATAAAAAAGCAGCAGGACATACTTGCCAAGAACGGAGAAAACGCACGCAAAAGGCAGAAATTAGCTGAAATAAAGCAAGGCAAGGAGCAGCTCGAAAGGCAGATTGCGGAGCTTAAAGCAAAGTATGAGGAAGCCTTAAAAGATTTAGAAATAGCGCAGAAAGACGCGCTCGATTTACACGATGAAAGCACGGCGGAGCTTGAAAAAAGCATACAGGACATAGAGGAAATAAACCGCAAGGTTAGAGCCAACCTTGATAAGGATAAAGCTGAGGAAGATGCAATGGAATACAAGCGCCAATATGACGGGTTTACAGTTGAGATAGAAAACCTTAGAGAGGAAATATTGAACCTACTTAACAACGCAAGCCTTCCGTTGCCTGAGCTTAGTGTGAACGAGCAAGGAGAGCTTACATACAAGGGCTTTACTTGGGGAGATATGAGCGGCAGTGAGCAGCTTAAGGTAGCTACCGCTATTGTACGGAAGCTTAACCCCAATTGCGGGTTTGTGCTTATAGACAAGCTTGAAGCAATGGATGTTGAAACTATGAAAGAGTTTGGCGAGTGGCTTGAGGCGGAAGGTTTACAGGCTATATGCACAAGGGTTTCTACAGGCGATGAATGCCAGATAATAATTGAAGATGGCATGGCTGTAACACAAGAAGCAAATAAAAAATGGAAGGAGGGCGAATTTTAATGCGTATAACAAGCGGAAAGATACCAGGAGCTGTAAAAGTTACGGTTTATGGTCCGGAAGGGATAGGCAAAAGCACATTCGCGAGCAAGTTTCCTAATCCCTTGTTTATAGATACAGAGGGAAGCACAAGGCATATGGATGTGCGCAGGCTGCCTGACCCTGACAACTGGGCAATGCTTATACAAGAGATAGAGCATGTAAGGGATAATTTAGGACTATGCCAAACGCTGGTAATAGACACCGCTGACTGGGCTGAAATGCTATGTATAAAGCACATATTAAGCATAAACAAATGGGCAAGCATTGAAAGTCCTGGGTACGGAAAAGGCTATGTGGTGCTACAGGAAGAGTACGGAAGAATGTTAAACCTATTAAGCCAGCTTATTGACAGGGGCATAAATGTAGTGCTTGTGGCGCACGCCCAAATGCGTAAATTTGAGCAGCCTGACGAACTTGGAGCCTATGACAGGTGGGAGCTTAAGCTGCAGAGAAAAACCGCGCCTATGGTTAAAGAATGGTCTGACATGCTGCTGTTTGTTAATTACAAGACATATGTAATAAATGTAGACGGGCAGGGAGCCGCCAAGGGCAAGAACAAGGCGCAGGGCGGTAAGAGGGTAATGTACACAAGCCATCACCCGGCATGGGACGCTAAAAACCGCATGGGATTACAGGAAGAATTACCCTTTGAGTTCAGCGCGATAGCAGATTATATACCGGAGCTGCACCAGACAGCATGGGCGCCGGGAGAGCCTACAGAAGTAATGGAAACACCTTTTGATGATTACATACAGGATCCGGAGCCTATCCCCGAAGAGCAGACTGAACAGGCAACCGCTGAAAGACCTGAAGGCGTACCTGATGAATTATGGCAGCTTATGCAAGTAAATAACATAAGCGAAGAGCAGATAAGAATAGCGGTATACAAGCGCGGATATTTCCCCGTTGAAACGCCTATAGCTAACTATCCCGCTGACTTTGTTAAGGGCGTGCTTATAGGCGCTTGGGGACAAATACATCAATTTATAAAAGAAAATCAATTTTAAGGAAGGTTAAACCATGAGCATTGAAAGAGAATTTGACTGGAACGACACTATTGAAAACGACAGTACATTTGAGATACTGCCGGAAGGAGATTACAACTTTACAGTAAAGAGCTTTGAAAGAGCAAGGCACAGCGGAAGCGAAAAGCTTCCCCCCTGCAATAAGGCAGTGCTAACCGTTGAGTTAGATAACGGGGAAAAAAGCGGCACGATTTACCACAACTTATTCCTGCATACTAAAACAGAAGGGATATTATGCGCATTCTTTACAAGCATAGGACACAGGAAGAGCGGCGAAGCGCTTAAGATGGATTGGACAAGAGTACCCGGTTCCAAAGGGCGATGCAAGGTAAGCATACGCAAGTGGATAGGCAACAACGGACAGGAAATGGAAAGCAACCAGATAGACCGCTTCTATGAGCCTGATTATGACAACACATCTACTTACACGCCCGGGAAGTTCTAATGTATACACTTAGACCCTATCAGGAAGAGGCTAAGGAAGCCATACTTGGTGAGTGGGATAGGGGGGTATTAAAAACCCTCCTAGTTCTTCCCACAGGTACGGGCAAGACCATAGTGTTTTCTAAGCTGATAGAAGAGCAGGTAATACAGGGCGACAGGGTGCTTGTGCTTGCGCACAGGGGCGAACTGCTTGACCAAGCGGCTGACAAGCTGGGACGCAGCACGGGGCTTAAATGCTCCGTTGAAAAGGCAGAAGAAAGCTGCCTAGACAGTTGGTACAGAGTAACAGTCGGCAGCGTACAGACGCTTATGCGCCCTGAAAGACTTGAGCAGTTCAGCAGCGATTATTTCGGCACAATAATAGTAGATGAAGCGCACCACGCAATAAGCGATAGTTATCAGAGGGTGTTAAACCACTTTGAGGACGCAAAAGTGCTAGGGGTTACCGCCACACCAGACAGGGGTGATATGCGCAACCTAGGCAGTTATTTTGATAGCTTAGCATATGAGTACACGCTGCCTAAGGCGATAAAAGACGGCTATTTATGCCCTATAAAGGCGCTTACCATACCGCTTAAGATAGACATAAGCAATGTAGGCATGTCACAAGGCGATTATAAAGCCGGGGAGCTTGGAACGGCGCTAGACCCTTACCTGCACAGTATAGCTGATGAAATGGCAGAGATATGCATGGACAGGAAGACAATCGCTTTCCTGCCGCTTATAAAGACATCTCAAAAGTTCTGCAAGATACTTAAAAGCAGGGGTTTCAGGGCGGCGGAAGTGAACGGCAACAGCAAAGACAGGGCTGAAATTCTGCAAGATTTCGCCAACAACAAATACAATGTGCTTTGCAACTCTATGTTACTTACTGAAGGCTACGACCAGCCGGATGTAGACTGCATAGTAATGTTAAGACCAACAAAAATACGCAGTCTATACGCTCAGTGCGTAGGCAGGGGCACGAGGATACACCCGGGGAAGGATTTTCTACTGCTTCCTGACTTTTTATGGATGACTACGAAGCATGAGCTGTGCAGACCAGCAAGCCTTATATGCGAAAGTGACGAAGTAGCCCAGAAAATGACGGAGAACCTTGAAGAATACCCCGGAATGCTTGTTGACATTGAGGAAGCAGCGGAAACCGCTGTACAGGATGTAGTAGCCCAGAGGGAAGAAGCACTTGCCAAACAGCTTGAGGAAATGCGAAAGCGCAAGCGCAAACTGGTAGATCCCTTGCAGTTTGAAATGAGCATACAGGCGGAAGACTTAAGCGGGTATGTGCCAAGCTTCGGCTGGGAGATGGGACCGCCAAGTGACAAACAAAAAAAGGCGCTTGAAAAGGCAGGGATATTCCCCGATGAAATAACAAACGCAGGAAAGGCTAATCTGTTGCTTGACAGGCTAAGCAAGCGCAGAGCTGAGGGGCTTACCACTCCTAAGCAGATACGCTTCCTTGAAGGCAGAGGTTTTAAGCATGTAGGCACATGGGAATTTGAAGCGGCTAGAAGGCTTATAGACAGGATAGCGGGTAACGGCTGGAGAGTACCCTACGACATAAGCCCTAATAGCTATGTACCACCGGTTATGGAACCGGTAGGATGGTAAAGGAAGGGAGATACGATGCGCGCATTACTGATAGGCATATTACTAGCGATAGGGCATTTAGCAGCATGGCTGGTGATAGTGCGGCTTATATCAATTTACTTATTGAGAAAGGAACGGAGCGGGAATGAGTGAAATTAAAAGTCTTTACATATTAAAAGGCGGTATACGAGTAATTTTTACGGATACGGAGCTTTCTACATTATCTGAGGCGTGGGCGTACGCTAACTATGTGATAAGCAAAGAGGACGGTAAAAAGCCCTTAGAAATAACTGTACACAGATTAGGCGACTATGCAGATATTAACTGGATAATGCAAAGCAAGCCATTTGAAAGGATTAGAAGGATTACAGGCTATCTTGTGGGCGATAAGAGCCACTGGAACAAGGCAAAGGATTCTGAAGAGAAAGACAGAGTGAAGCATTTGGCTATAGGTATGGAAGATGAAAGAAGCGAAACAGGGCTGTTAAGTAAGGAGT